ATTTACCGGAGTTAGACAAGGAGTTTTTGATTTACCTTCAATTGACAACTTTTTACAAAGTATTAATCAAAATCTTTTAACCCAAATTGAAAGTATTATTTTAACAAATAAAGATAACGTTCCAGATAAACCATTAACTAACATTAATAAAACGGCATTGTTATCTCAAAATGGTGATAATGTTGCTGCGGCGGCAAATTCTTGTACTAATGATTTAAGTGATAATTATGTGACTTGGGGTGATTTTGTTGAATCTATAACAACAGGATTAACACCTTTACAGTTAGCAAACGCAATAACAACCAAAGTAACTAATACTGAGTTACAAACTACAATTTATTTGTTATGTTATATCTTAACTTTTAATAAAGATAAATTTTATGGTTATAATAATAATTTTGCAAATGTTCCATTAAGTACAAATTGGGGGGCTAGTTCTATTTATTTTGTTCAAAAACAATCATCTTGTGTTAAAATTCCTAATTCATTAGGAGGATTAGTCTCACAACCTATAGCTAATTTTACAAATATTGATAAATTTTTAGATTTTATGGTTGCAAGATTAACACCAAATATTAAAAGAATCTATTATGGAGAAAACGGTAACGCTCCTTTAGGTCTTTTAAAATACTACGTTTGTTATTGGAAACCACCAACAGCAGAAAACCAAAACATTCCAGAATCTTATTTTGATGCAAATCAAGATGAGTTTACAAAATTATATGATACTTTTGAAGACGCTTACAAATCGGCAAAAATAGTACAATTAGATTTTGAATCTGTAAAAAAAGCATATGACGCGGTTAAGGGTCAAACCCAACAAATTGCAAACCCTAATACAACAAATACGACTAATAATATTAATACAACAACATTACCACTACCGACTTGTTTTCCACCAACAATCACATCATTCTTACCATTAACGGGTATTACTGGAACAATATTGAATATTACAGGTACTGATTTAGGTACTGTGACAGCCGCAACAATAAATAATGTAACAACTACAACTGGAATTACTATTAATAACGGTGTGAATATTACAGTATTAGTTCCATTTAGTAATACACCAATACCTCAAGATAATACAATTACATTAAGTGGTGTTCATGGCATTGGAACAAGTACTACAATCTTTACATATAATCCACAACAATTTTCTGTGGCACCTCCAACTGTGGCACCAACAATTCCGCCGAATAGTAATACAAACCCACAACAAACAGGACCTATAACTATGATAGCCAGTTATAATTCTGACCCAACAGGTAGTAATGTAACTATAACAGTAGTTATTAATCCTGAATTAATACCTGGAGTAGCAGAAAATGTTCCTGGCGCCATTTCAAATGCTCAGTGGTTATACTTAAACTCGCAGGTTTACACAAAAATGGCATATCAATGTGTTAAAATGAGCGCAACAGCTAATAATCAACAAACACAAGTTATCTTACTTGAGGGAAGTTTTAATAATTTACCATTTGAGGGTAACTTTATTAATGAATGGAAGTTTGTGTTAAGTACTGAAGATATTATTGATATTTTTGATAATAAAAATATTACTATACCTAGTGGGACCCAAAAAATACTTTGTCAATTACAACTTAGTGCAAGTAAATTCCAAGACCCAAATAAATATCAAAGGGCTACTCAGTCTTTCCCAATTACAATACTATTATAATTTAACAAATAACGATATATTTATATAGAAACATAACTATGGACATTAAAACAACATTAGATAACTACCTTGGTAAATCTACAAGATTTTCACAAGAAGATAACGGAGACGGAACTAAACAAGTTTGTGATTTAGATACAGGAGATTGTTATACCGTAAGAGAAAAAGATGGTCTTATTGAAAGAGCCGGACACCAAACAACCGCCAATAGAAAAGTTAGAGTCGAAACATCTAAAGGTATAAAACAATTATTAAACGGATAATATAATGAATATAGATAGAAAGATATTAAGCGAAATTCAACGATACAGAAGTATCGATAATTATATTTTGGAACAAGAAGTGCCTCCACCGCCTGTTGATGCTGGCGCACCTCCTCCACCTGAATTGGGAACTCCACCACCACCTCCACCAGCAGCAGGTGAGGCACCCGCCGAGGCACCCGCCGAACCAATTGATGTTGAAAATGACCCTGACGTTGAAAAAATTGATGACGAGGGAGAATCAGAAGAAAAAGATAAAGATAGTGAGGGTAGCGAAGAACTTGATATTACTGATTTAGTTACCGCTCAAAAAGATATTCAGTCAAAACAAGATGATTATTTTGACAACTTATTTGGACAATTAGGTAAATTAGAATCAAGATTAGGAGAGATGGATGCAATTATGAACAAGTTAAATGCTCTTGAAAATAAAATTGAGAAATACAGAGAAAAAACTCCACAAGAAAAATTGGAATTAAGAAGTTATGACTCATATCCATTCAACCAAAAATTATCACAATTCTTTGATGATAAAACTGATGAGATGGAAAAAACAGGAAAAAATGAGTATGTTTTAACTTCTGATGATGTAACCGACATTAATGTTAATGACATTCAAGATTCTTTTCGAAACAAATCAAATGATATTAATGACAAGTTTAAATACAAATAATCTTAAAATAAAATAAAATGGAAGGTCACTCAAAAAGTGACCTTTTTTATTTGACAAATCAATAGAATTATATTATATTTATAACACAAATTAAATTTAAATATATAAAAACATGATGAGTTCATTAGACGCCGTATTGGCACAGTACGAAAAAGCACAACAAGGGGGCGGGGCCCAAAGCAAAATGTCGCAAGACGAAAGAATGAAAAAGTATTTCGCTTGTATCCTTCTCGACAAAGAGAAATCAGGACAACGTAGAGTACGTATCCTACCAACACCAGATGGTTCTTCACCATTCAAAGAAGCATGGTACCACGAAATTCAAGTTGGTGGACAATGGAACAAATTCTTTGACCCAGGAAAGAATGATAACGAACGTTCACCTTTGAATGAGGTTTACGAAGAGTTGATGTCTACAGGTAAAGAATCAGACAAAGAATTGGCAAAACAATACAAGTCTCGTAAGTTCTACATCGTTAAAGTGATTGATAGAGACCACGAAGAAGACGGTGTTAAATTTTGGAGATTTAAACACAACTATAAGAATGATGGTATCTTAGATAAAATCATTCCAATTTGGAGAAACAAAGGTGATATCACCGACCCTGAAAAAGGACGTGACCTTGTTATCGAATTAAGTAAATCTAAAACACCTGCGGGTAAAGAGTATACAAGTATCTCTACAATCATGTACGATGACCCAGCTCCTGTTCACGAAGACAAAGCTCAAGCTAATGTTTGGATTAATGACGAGATGACTTGGTTGGATGTATATTCTAAAAAACCTGTTGACTATCTTGAAGCAATTGCTCGTGGAGAAACACCAAAATGGGATACTGAAAAAGGTGGATATGTTTATTCAAATAATGATGAATTAACCACATCTATTGGCGGGAGTAAAACAACTAAAATTGTTGACCCACAATTAAATGATGAAGCTGACGGAGAGTTACCTTTCTAAATAAATTATTAAAAAAAATCTGACGGGAGCAGTTTATTGTTCCCGTTTTTTTGTTTATATTTTATAAAAAAAACACTATGAAACCATTTATCGCAGAAAAATTAAAAACAGCTTTAATAAAAAAATATGAGGCTGAGATATCAGATTCTGAAGCAAGATTATACATTTATTTCAGTAGCTCAGTTGGTATTGGAGAACATCCACAACATACAGAAGAAATGGATAATTTAGTTGAAAAATTAACAAATGCAAAAGACAAACTACAAACAATTATAAATTTTAATATTTATGGGGAAAATGGCAATTAAAAAAAACGACTTTAACTCAGTAAAGAAAAAATTCTCTACTTCTGCTAAATACAAACCACAAAGATTTTTTGACTTAGGTCCAGACTTCTTAGACGCGGTTGGACTACCAGGTCCTGCAATTGGGCACTTAAATATGTTCTTGGGTCACTCTGACACAGGAAAAACAACTGCGTTAGTTAAAACTGCAGTTGATGCCCAAAAGAAAGGTATTCTACCTGTATTCATCATTACAGAACAGAAATGGTCATTCGAGCACGCTAAATTAATGGGGTTTGAATGTGAAGAAGTTGTTGATACTGAAACAGGAGAATTAGATTGGGATGGATTCTTTATATTTAATAATAATTTTGAATATATAGAACAAATTACTGATTATATTAATTCGTTACTTGACGCTCAAGAAAAAGGAGAATTAGATTATAGTTTATGTATAATGTGGGATAGCGTGGGTAGCGTTCCCTGCAAAATGACTTTTGACGGAAAAGGTGGGAAGCAACACACGGCTGGCGCATTATCTGATAAAATTGGAATGGGTATTAATCAAAGGATATCAGGTAGTAGAAGGTCAGATTCAAAATATGAAAATACTTTAATTATCGTAAACCAACCTTGGGTTGAATTACCTGACAACATATATGGACAACCTAAAATTATGGCGAAGGGTGGAAATGCTATTTGGTTAAACTCATCTTTGGTATTCTTATTTGGTAACCAAAAAGGTGCAGGAACTAATAAGATTACTGCAACCAAAGACAAAAGAAATGTTAAATTTGCAATCAGAACTAAAATTTCTGTAATGAAGAATCACATTAATGGTTTGGGTTATGAGGATGGTAAGATAATTGTAACACCACATGGGTTCTTGGCGGGTAAAGAAGCTGCGGAAGAAAAAATATCTATTGAAAAATACAAAACAGAACATGCGGAATATTGGAAAGAAATTATTGGTACTGATGGTGATTTTGATTTGAAAGAAGAAAAAGACGAAAAAGAATAAAAAAAGTTGTAATAATTCCACTTTTTTATAATTTGTAGATATTTATTAGTATGGGAAGAAAGAAAAAAGAAGAGATTGAAAAAAAAGTAAAAATTGGCATTTCGGTTGACCCCGAACTACCACAATACTTTAAAGATAAATCTATAAATTTATCTTCCCTTGTTAATAAATTATTAAAAGAATATATTAAAAATGGAAACAAAAGTTTGTACTAAGTGTGGTATTGAGAAATTACTATTGGAATATAACGTATGTTCAAGAGTAAAAGATGGTAGAAAGGCGGAATGTAGAGAGTGTCAAAGACTTGGAACTAAGGAATATAAACTTAAAAATAAGGAAAAAATAAAAGAATATAATTCTAAATGGAATTCTGAAAACAAATTTTATTATCAAGAATATCGTAAAATATGGGATGTTGAAAATTATGATAAAGTTTTAGAAACAAGAAAAAGATTCAAAGAAAAAAACCCTGATTATATTAATGATTATAATAAACAAAGAAAAAAAGAAGATATTCTATTTAGACTTAAAACTAACATTAGAACTTCAGTCAATCGATATTTAAAATATCGGTCAAAACATACTTTCGAAATTGTTGGATGTTCTCCACAATTCCTTAAGGAACATTTAGAAGCCCAATTTATTGATGGTATGACTTGGGAAAATAGGAGTGAGTGGCACATTGACCACATCATTCCGTTATCATCGGCAAAAACAGAAGACGAACTTTATAAGTTATGTCATTATAAAAATCTTCAACCATTATGGGCGAAAGACAATTTGAAAAAAAGTAACAAAATTATTGTCTAACCAATAAATTATAAAAATTGAAAAAAACATTATTAGTCGATGGAAATAATGCACTGTTAATTGGATTCCATGGGGTTAAAGATTTATACAATAATGGTGAACACTTAGGTGGGATTTACCATTTTATTAACACCTTACGAAAATTCCTTGAAAAGCACAACCATGATAAAGTTGTTGTGTTTTGGGACGGAGATTCAAATTCGTCCATCAGAAAATCTATATACCCCCAGTATAAGGAGAACAGACGACAAGGCGATATGAATGAATATAAGTACGAATCGTATTTGTATCAGAAGTCTCGAATCAAACAATATCTTGAGGAGATATTTGTAAGACAGGTTGAGATGCACGACAATGAGGCGGATGACTTAATCGCTTATTATTGTAAGATATCTAAAGACGAGAAGATTATCATTTTTTCTGCGGATAAAGACCTTACACAGCTTATCTCTGAACATGTGACAATCTATTCACCTATCACAAAACAGTACTTTAAAAACGGAGATATGATATCTATGAACAAAGTGGATATACCTCACTACAATGTATTGTTGACAAAGATATTTACGGGGGACAAATCAGACAATATTGAAGGAATACAGGGACTTGGAGAAAAAACATTAGTTAAGTTTTTCCCTCAGGTGCAGAAGAAACCTTGTACTATGGAAGAAATTTTAGATTGTGCTCGAAATCTTTTGCAGGACAAACCTTCAAAAACATTCACAAATCTTTTGACTGGTAAGACAAAATCAACTATACTTGGTGAAGAGTTTTATACAACAAACAAAAAGATAGTCGACCTTACAAACCCTTTAATCACTACCGATGGAAAAAAATTAGTTGAACAAATTTTAACTGACACTATAGACCCTACCGATAGGGGATATAAAAATTTAATGAGAATGATGGTGGAAGATGGACTTTTCAAATATCTACCAAAAAATGACGAGGCTTGGGTAAACTTCCTAACACCTTTTATGAAATTAACAAGAAAAGAAAAAAGAAACACAAAAAAAAATTAATTATGAAAGAACAAGACAGCACTAAAATAGAATTTTTATTAACATTAAACGATAACATCGTTGTTCAAAGATTCTTTAATGTCAGAGTGTATAACACAAAGGCAAAAAATTCCGTAGACTTATACGACTTTATCTCACAATTTAAAAGAGAACTTGAGTATCACCTAAAAATGAAAACAGTAATTTATATGATGGACAATATGAATTTAATTATCAATGACCCGTCAATCATGGAAACCTCTCTTACTGAAGGTAGTGAACAATTCAACATTTATCTTAAAATTGGTGAACAGACAATTTGTCATAGATGTATTGATGGAAAAAAATTCCCACCAAAAGTTCGTTATACTGTTGACGTAAGACCATTTTTAAAAAACATGTTAAAAGAATTAACTGACATTTTTTCCGAACAAAAATTAAGTTTAGAATATTTGGGATTTGACTTAAACAAGTGAATATTTAATAAAACAGACGAGAGAAATATATCATATGAACAAAAACTTTGACTACTTAGGAAACACATTCCAAATCCAACTTTTAAACCAACTTATTGTAAATAAAGAATTTTCAACATCAATTATGGATGTTATTGAAACGACATATTTTGATAACAAATACTTTAAGATTATCTTGCAAATGACCAAGGAGTATCACACCAAATACCAATCTACCCCTAATTTTGATACTCTTGAACAAATTGTAAAATCTGAGATTTCTCAAGAATTGGTTGCAAAAATTGTTATCGACACTATTAAAAAAGTAAAAGATGCACCATTTGAGGGTACACAATTTGTTCAAGAAAAAGCGTTGAAGTTTTGTAAACAACAAGAACTACAAAAGGCGATGGACAAAGCCCAAAAAATTATTACCGAAGGAGACTTTGAATCTTATGACAAGGTTG